GATACAGCTGTTGGATCTGATAGTAGTTCTTTGCAAGGAAATATTGCTGTTACACAAAGACGTAAAGATCAAGTAGTAGGATCATTTGATGGATTTGAAAGATGGGCATATAATGAACCAACTGCTAGTTTATTTACACATGGCATAAGTGGATCATTTGTAGGTGCACAAGGATATACTATTGAATCATATCCAAAATTTTTATCCGGTAGTAGAGTTCATTTACACCATTCTACATCAAGTTATGGAGAAAGTTGGCTTACTGGATTAGCTGCTACTGCATCGTTATATGATATACATAACGAAAAAGGATTGCATAAGACAATACCAGAACATATTCGTCGAGATCCAAACAATGATCAGTTTGAATTATTTGTTAATATGATAGGACATCATTATGATATTATCTATTCATATATTGATAATTTAACTCGTATATATAAGCCAGAAGAACATCCTAAAATAGGACAAAGTAAAGATGTGTTATTTGATGTAGCCCAATCTTTAGGATGGACTTTAACTAACGGAAAACAAGCATCTCAATTATGGCAATATAAATTAGGAGTTAATTCTGGTTCCGGCCAATATCAAACAACTGGCTCATTATTTTCAAAATCCGATGAAGCTATAACAACTGAGGTATGGCGTAGAATAGTTAATAATCTACCTTATTTACTTAAAATTAAAGGGACTACAAGGTCGGTCAAAGCGTTAATGAATACATATGGTATTCCTCAGACTTTGCTAAGTATAAGAGAATATGGTGGACCAAAAGTTAAAGGTGATCAGCCTTTATTAATTGAAGATAGATTTACATATGCATTAAACTTTAATTCAGGATCAGAAATAATTATTCCAAATAGTTGGTATTCTTCTAGTTTGTCTACTACACAAGGTCCATGGGGTGGAGATTTATATAATAATAATTTTCAAACTATACTACCAACGTATACGAATACCCCCGCTAAAACACATCAAGTAAGATTTCGTCCTTCAACGACAGCTAGTATGTATATTATGTCAAATATGGAGTCAACCTTTTCTACACCAATTGGCGCATATGCCGGCAATGAAAGAACTCCATTATGGTCTATAGCAATACAACATACCGGTTCATATTCTGGAAGTGGTAAATGGGGAAGAGTACATCTTTCATACGGAATGCATACAGTAGAAGGACATGCAACAGCTTCAATGACAGATTGGCTTCCATTATATGATGGAAATTTTTGGAACTTGAGTGTAGGATTTACATCAGCTCAATTTGATGGTACGGCAGGCGGAATAGATTCTTTCAATACTGTTGATTCAACCGCTGTTACATATCGTGTACATGTACAACAAGCATCAGATTATATATCAGATAAAATTGTACATTCCGGAAGTCTTGAAATTAGTCCTTCAACTCTAAAGCATCGTTTAAGTTGGGCTCAAGCAGTTGGCCTTGGAAATATTGGTGGTAATATAGCTACTGGAGAAGGTGAAAGGATTATGTCCCAATCAATATCTTTAGGTGGAAATACCGGTAGTAAAGAAGATTACGGTGATAGATGGGGAGTAATAGCAGCATTATCTGAATCATTCCTTGCTACTAATTCAAGTTCAAATACTCTTTCATTTGGTGACAAACCAGATGTAATAAATGGTACTCATGCAAATGTTAATTTTTCATTAGGTAGTTTTACTGGTTCAATGCAAGAATGGCGATCATGGATGGAATATTATACAGATGATACTTTAGATTTACGTACAAAAAATCCTACATCATATGTATCTGCATTAGGACCTTCATCATCATATGATACATTGATTAGACATTACCCCTTAGGTACAGATTTAAATGCAGTAGATCATTCAACCGGTACTGGCCTAATTTTATCATCATCGCATCCAGCAAATCATGTTAAAGATTTTAGTGCTGCCGGTAATGCAAATACATTTGCAACCATGTCTGGATTTACAACTCCTGCAAATGTACAACGAGGAAATTATACTCCAGTTGAAGAGACATATTATGTTCAAGGTGTTTCATTAGGAAGTAATTTACCGCGGTCTCAAAAAATAAGGTTAGAGGATAATGAACTAATTAGAATGTTGTCTCCAAAAACAACTGGTGAAAGATCTAGATTCGATCGAGCTCCATTAGATACAAATCGATTAGGATTATTTTATTCTCATGCTGACCAAGTAAATAAAGAAATTTTTAATCATATTGGTGATGTTGAATTAGATGATTTTATAGGAGATCCGGATGATGAATTTGAATTTATTTACGATGATTTACAAGATTTTGCAAAAGGTTATTGGAAAAAATATTCTGACCGTAATGATGTAAATGCTTTTATGAGAATATTTGGTCAATTTGATTTTGCATTATTTAGACAAATAAAACAATTGATACCAGAACGTGTTGATGAGGCAATGGGCTTAATAGTTGAACCAAATATACTAGAAAGAAACAAATATAAATTAACAAAACGTATTGGCAATGAACCATTACATTATAGTTCCAATATAACTCCAGATTGGTATTCTGCTAGTGCAGACATATTACAACTATCGGGTACAATAGATAAACCGGTTAGTATTGGAATGGAACAGATATATAATATAAGTGCAAGTGGATATACAGAGATTCCAGGCAACTTATTTTTTCATATTGGACAAATGATCCCATCAGGTGGATCTGATTATTGTAATATTGAAATAAATACATTTGATGGACTTGATACAGATGGCGCCGGTGGACCTTTATTAAAAGCAAGAGCAACTGCTTCATTATTAAATGTTTATCAAGTTAGAAGGACATCAGGAGAATCAACAAGTGTTCTTATACCAGTTTGGAGTGGATCATTTGGTCATGCGGGTAGTGGAGATGCTCCATTAGGAATAATTTCGCCATTAGGAGGAAATGTTAATTTCTTTAATAGTGGGTCAGAAAATATGGTAGGAGGTATGGTATCATCTACAACTGATGTTAGTACAAATGGACTTCGTATTCAATTTGATACATATAACAGATATGATACAATTAGAGACTTTGATGTTGATATAGTGCATTCTGAAACCACAGCTAATTTAGATCTTACATTATCAGCAAGATTAATTTTAACTAAAGATAATGAACATGCTGAAAAAATAGAATATTTTCATACTGATTATGCTGAAGGTGTACATATTATATCAAGTAGTCGGGGCGATGGAGTAACGTATGATGATAATGGTGGTTTTTCAAATGCATTGTTAGAAAGAGAATTGGCAAGTACATCTCAAACTATTCCTTTTGCAGCTGCTGCTGCTAATGAATGGATATATAATAGATTAACATTTAATGATTTACTTGTTCCTGCTCGAACAAATTTAACATTGGAATTAGTTTATCACAGTAGTGGAACAACAAGAAGCCCTAGAATTGATAGACTTGATATTATTCAATCAATTAAAAAGGTTTGTCATTCAGTGCATATGTTACAAGTACTTGACTGCAGAAAAAGTGATATATTTAAAAAGGTAATAGATCACTATGACACCGGATCAGCTAGCGGTAAAATAGCAAAAAATAAATTTAGAGCAGTTAGTCAATCATTAGGACTGGTTTATAGTCAATCATTAACTGAAGCTGATTATATGGATGACTTTTTTGCAATGACAGAAAATCAAAGATATGTAGGTAGTAAACTAGGAGGACCAGGAATAAATCAACAATCTGGAATCTATGCTATCGACAATAAACCAGTAATAGAAGTGTATTCGGTGAATCCAAATCAATTAATTTATACAGATCGTCCAAGTCAAGGAAATCCAGGTAATTTAATTGTTAGGTAAATTCATGAATTAGCATATTTATTAAAAAGATAGGGAATAACTATGGGATACTTAAATAATTCAACAGTTACGGTTGATGCAATACTTACTAAAAGAGGAAGAGAACTTTTAGCTAGGGGTAGAGATGAGTTTAAAATTACACAATTTGCATTAGCAGATGATGAGGTAGATTATGATCTGTATAATCCAGATCATCCGTTAGGTACTGCATTTTATGGCGCGGCTATAGAAAACATGCCAATAGTAGAAGCTTTAGCAGACGAAACTCAAATGATGAAATATAAATTAGTTACCTTGCCAAAAGGGACAGCTAGAATACCAGTTGTATCAGTGGCTCGATCATCTATAGAATTACAAGCTAATCAATCAACTATAATAACTCCTTCAACAATTAATTTTAGTGGAGGAAATAGAAGATTTGGATATACATGTATTTTATCTGACTCAGATGTATGTGATATAAGAGCAACTAAATCCGGATTGAGTGGTGGAGTTTCTGTTCCACAATTTATAGGAGATTCAGAAGCAGCACAAACAATAACAGTATCTGGAATAGAATTTGAAATAACAGCAAAAGAACATTTAGATTCTGATAAGACAGCTACATTATTAGTTATTGGAAATGAAACAGGAGGTAGACAAAGTATTTCAATAACTGTTAGAAAAGTTCAAACACCGACAGTAGGACTTCTAGCTCAGTAATAAATTAAAATGGTAAGATAAAAATGGCATATAGTAGATTTTCAAGATTTAGTAGAGGTTCTGGAGCACGAGTAATACCTCAGCCGGGTGCGACAACAGCGACATCCGCACAATCACAAGTAGAAGCATTAGCACGACAATTAGCAGATCAAATAATTCGTGAAAGGGATTCTGCTAAACAACGTGCACGATTAGGTAGAATATTTACAAATTTTGATGCTACAGATGATATATTACCTAATAATATAGAAACAGTAACAAGAGGATTATTTACTGGAAACACTGGTAGTTTAGTTACTATGTTTACTTCATCTCTTTTAACTGCAACTCAAAAAACATATTATCAAGAACTTTTTAGTACAGGAGATCCTGCAGAAACTAGTACTGCTAATTCAGAACTATCAATTGCATATGGTCATATAGCTGGATCAGGTTCAATTGATTTAACTGGTAATTTGAATAATGATACTCCGACTAGAGCAATTTATAAACAATATGCACAAACATTGTTAGCTCCTAATGATAAACGATTTACAATTAATGGTATTGATACAGATCATATATATGTATTAAATTTTAATCGTGCAAAATTCCGTGAAAAGGTTGATCCAGGTAATTTTGAATTAACATTAGCTTATTTATCTGCTTCAAGACCAGATGCAACTATTGACCCAAATGGAAGTGGTTATAGTGAAGCTCCTGGGTTAGAAAATCATACAGGTTCAGCTGTTATGGTCGACAATTTAGGTGGAATTCATGGCAATGATTATGTACAAATAGTTGATGATTCGTCATTTACTTCTCCAACAGAAGGCGAAGGAGGAAAAATATTTAATTTAATATCAGGATCTATAGACGGTGGAACAGATATATTTCAATCTGATAATCCAGTTTATTATGGACTGTTATATCCACAACATGGTGTTGCAATTTTAAATGCTGATAAATTAGATACTCAATTAGATTTTGGAACAATAACTAGTTCACAAGTACAAGGTGAAAATGCCATGAAATTATTTACAGCATTATCTGGATCAGATATGATATCACCAGCAGATGTTAATGGAGGTATTCAGGCAAGGTCATCAGAACAAGTTAAATCAACATATTATTTTGTTCGAGTTAGAAACGCAGAATATAATTATTCAAATAATCCATCATTTGTAACAGGCTCGTTAGGTGAATTAGCATATGCAACTATGATTAATGATCCGCAAGTTTATGTAACAACAGTAGGATTGTATAATGAAAGAAAAGAATTATTAGCAACAGCTAAATTAAGTCAAGCATTATTGAAAAACTATACTAGAGAAGCTCTAGTAAAAGTTAAATTAGATTTTTAAATAAAAAATAAATGATATGATATGCCAATCATTCCATCAGTATTTCAACCAATTCGATCTAATGACGTTCAACAACGTCCAATAAAAGCATACAAAAATTATATAGTTAACAACGATACAAATTTTACTGCTTCTGGTCATACTCGATATGATGCACATTATTTAAGACATACACCACATATCAATGAAGATAACGTTGATGGAACAACACAGACACAATTAACTTATGGGTATCCATTTAATGGAGTAGATGAATATCCTGGTACAAATAAATTTGTTGTGTGGAATTCAATCGATCATAAATATTATAGATTTCCATTTGATCCAGCACGATGTCATGAATTAACAAATAGACGGACTACAGAAAAACCATATTTTTATTCTGCATCTATATTATCAATACCATATTTTGATGTTGGCGAACGATTAAAGCCTGGATCTGTTTCTGCATCATTTGTTCACGAAAATACTACATATACATTAGAAGATGATGAAAATGGGAATTTAAAAAATCCTCTGGTTGCGACTGAGTCATTTGCAAGTGCAAGTCGTTGCTTATTTCATATATCATTTAACGATAAATTTAGAGATGTTCCAAGTGCAAAATCAATATTTGCATCTGATGGCGGCGAAGATATTATTAGTAGTAGTAATGATTATAAGATAGGAGAACTTCATCAAATTGCAGAAGGAATTAACTTATCTGTTACAGGAGGTGTTAGTGTACATCGTGATAATGATAATGAGGCTTATACATTATGGAAACATTCTGGATTGGCTATGGAGTTTGATACAAGCGCGGGTGGATATGGTCATATACGAATACCTCATAATGAAAGATTTGATAGTTTTACAAATTGTGATGATTGGACAATTGGATTTTGGTATCAAAATAATTCAGCCGACGCCGGGACACAAACAAGTGGAAGTTCTAGTTATAAATACATTTTAACTAAAGGTGGCGTTAAAAAAGAAATGTTTTATGATACTATAAAAAAGCTTTCCTTTGAAGGAGATACAGAACAACAATTACCTCATATAAGAAGTTCTTTTGATAAAGTACGAACGCCGTTTATGGTAGGCGTCGAGTCTCATTCTAATAAAAATAAAAATATATTTTATTTTAAAAGTAGTAATGGATCTAAAGAGTTAGCAATTTCAGCTTCAGTGAACACATCTCATGGACAATGGAGTCATGTGATAATACGAAATTCATCTTCTATGGTTGAACTTTTCATAGATGGTCATGCAACTGGATCGAGTGGATCGTTACCACAAGGTATAACAGCAAATGCAGCAGATGTAATGTGGGGTTCGCCAAATACTAGTTATTTCAATAAATCTTTTAATTCCGGATCCGGAGGTACATTTTTTGGAGCTAATTACGATACCGGTTTAAATCTAGCATATATACTATCAAATGTATCCAATCCAATGTTCGATCCTAGTACAGGATATGCTATATATCATTCTCCAGATGGTACATCTACAGTTGAAGGAAATATGTTAGTCAATCAAGTTCAATTAATTATAAAATCTGGGAATGAACTAGTTATTAATGGAAATTTGGATATAATTGATGGTAGCATACTAGTAGAAGAAAATGCTATATTAAGACTATATGGACAACTTAATGATTTTGGTTTAGTTGATGTTGTTCCTGGAGGACTTATAGATATTGGATTTTATGCAGGAGAAAATAATTATGCATTAGCTGAAATGAGAATGTATAATCATGGGTTAAATCAAACAGCAATAACATCTTTGACGGGTAGACATTTTATATCCGGTTCATTATATCAATCGAATACAGGCGGAAATGTGTTTTATAAAAATCAACAAATAGTTGTATCAGGGCCAATGCCTATATATACAACAGGCTCCGGAGCATTTAATAATACATTTGAACTTAAATATAGAGGACAACATACAATTTATGAAAATGAAGTATTTGTTCGTGTAGATAAAGATCATTTTAATGTAGCAATGAATCCTACAGCAAACTATAAACCAGTAACCGAAGGAGATCCTTGTGATACTACTAAACATAGTAATTTATTAACCGGCGAATATATTAAAGGTATGTTTATATCAGGTACTGCATTTCCTTATATAACAACTGTTGGTCTTTATAATGACGAGGCACAAATGTTAGCAGTTGCAAAATTAGCACAGCCTATTCAAAAACGTGATGATGTTGATATGAATTTTGTAGTAAGATGGGACTATTAAGGATATTTATATAAAAAGTAAACGATATGGCATCACAATTAAATGTTAATGAAATACGCCCATACTCCGGGAATGATATTCAAATATCAGGGTCTTTACGTATTAGTGGATCGGGTCCTTCAAAAATCAGTTTAGAAGTATATGGAGATATAACAGCTTCTGGTACTATAACTGGTAAGGAATTTATTGTAGAGTCTATCACATCATCAAGAATATTTGCAGAAGGCTCATCACAATTTGGAAATACTTTAGATGATAAACATTCCTTTTCTGGAAGTATAAGTTCTCCAATAACTGCTAGTCATGATGTGAGTAGTAGTTCCGGTACCGGTTCATTTCAACATGTTTATGTAGCAGAAGATTTACAGGTAGATGGGACGACTATACTTACAAATTTAGACGTTAATCATATAACAGCTTCAGGAGACATAAGTGCAAGTTCACAAACTGCAACACATATACTTGGAGGCGATAATATTACATTTGATCTTCAAGGAAATCAAATTTTCAAATTAAATGGTAATTTAACAGCATCGGGAGATATAAGTTCAAGTACAACAGTATATGCAGAACATTTATATTCAGCCGACGATGCGGAAATAGTAGACAGTTTAATAGTAGGAGGAGCAATAACATCATCAGGAGATATAAGTTCAAGTATAGGTAACTTATTTGCTAATAACCTAACATTGCCTAGTGATACTGGAACAGCAAATTTAGCAAATATAACCGCGTCAGGTGACATAAGTTCATCAGGAACAATTATTGCAAACAATTTTAGATCATCAGCTGGAGGAGATACTAGTCCAAATCAAGGTGGTATTAATTTTAATGATCATATGGTTCTTCATGGTCATTTAACATCATCGAATCATATAAGCCAAAGTGAAGGATTTACTGGATCATTTGGATCAATAAAAGTGCCAAGGGGTGCTGTTGGAGTGGGCGGACATGTATCATTCGATGACGGCAATCAATTCATGGTAGGTAGTGCAGTAGGCAGTGGATTTATAACAATACAAACAAGGGATGCTGGACAGATTAATCTATCTACCGGTAGACAAGTAGTAACTGCCGGCGAAAGTATAACATTAAATGGTAGTGCAATAACAGCATCACATGCAATATCTGCAAGTTCAACAATTGCAGAACATTCAATTGGTGGTAAGAGTATAACATTAGGAACTGGCGATACTGGCGATGTTACAGTAATAAATTTACAAGGAAATGTTACAGCATCAAATAATTTTAATGCTTCCGGACATGGAGTATTTGGAACTTCAGTAAGTGCAAGTTCTCATATAAGTGCAAGTGGTAATATTTTCTTAGCCGGCAATGATGCAGATGGAACTAATGGATATATATCAACTACGGCTGGTCCCTTTGTTGATATAGGAGCTACTAATTCTAATGGTCAACGTATTCCTAGGATAAGAATTACAAATGCTTCTTCTTCCATAGAATTTAATGGAAATGTAACAGCTAGTAATATAACTGCAAGTGGTTTTATTTCATCATCAGGTATTAGAGCTCATGGTGAGGTTTTTGCTCTCAGTGGATTTGTTACGCCGGCCGGCCTTTTAGCAGGAAATAGTAACTTTTTTGATACAACAACCATTCAAGGAAAAATTACATTAACAGGATCATTTGTAAATATAGAAGCTCCAATAACAGCCTCCCATCATATAAGTGCATCTGGTGATTTATTTGCAAATAATTTAACATTGCCTAGTGATACCGGAACATTGAATCTAGCAAATATAACAGCCTCAGGTAATATAAGTTCAAGTGGAACAGTTATAGGAAATATAGGTACATTTACAACAATGACATCTATAGATACTACAAACATAACAGCTTCAGGAGATATAAGTTCATCATTAGGTAATGTCCATGCCGGGGTAGCATTTAGAGGTAATCATCCAGATGCAACCTTTGCAATGTCTGGTAATGGATATATCTTCAATGAAGGCGAACATGATTTAAATTTTACATATTATGATAATGCTGAAGATTCACTTATACATGGTGATGCAGGACTAGGAAGATTAGGTATAGGAGATACTTCACCTGTTTCTAAATTAGATGTAGCAGGTGACTTAAATATCCAATCGCATATAACGGCATCAGGTGATATAAGTGCAAGTTCACAAACCGCGGTACATGTTATAGGCGGTGATAGTGTTACATTTGATTTACAAGGAAATCAAAGTTTCAACCTTAAAGGTAACATGACAGCATCCGGAGACATAAGTGCAAGTTCGCAAACTGCAGTACATGTTATAGGTGGTGATAGTGTTACATTAGATTTGCAAGGTAATCAGATTTTTCATTTAAATGGTAATTTAACAGCTTCAAATAATATAAGTGCAAGTGGTACGATAACTGGCCACTCTGGTTCATTTGAACATAGTTCTGGAATAACTGGCTCATTTGGTCGAATTGAAGGAAAGGCTGGAAATTCATATATCAATATAAATGATCCAGATGAAGTTACCCCGGGGTTTGCCTTTCTTACTAGTGATTTAGATAGATTACAACTAGGAACTACAACTATTTTTAATGATTCACAACATATTGGTAATGACTTATTAGTAAAGACTTCAGGCGCTTCCGGAACAAGTTTTAGGATTAATTCTGAAACAGCTGTAGTTGCAATTGGTATTCCAACAACAACTAATGAGGCATCTGCTTCATTAACCGTTCGAGGTCATATAAGTGCAAGTGGTCTTGTAGTAGCACAAGGATTTGTTCCAAAATTTAAAGGAAGTAATGTAGCAGCCGCGGGTAGCGATATAAATAATGCACCTAGTATTGCAGTAAATCTTGGTACCGAGATTAATGTTTTTGTAGAAGGCGCTGATGCCGCTAAAGGAGTTCAATTACCAAGTATTCGTAATATTGGTTTAGCATATTCATCAAGTATAGGATCAGCCGGCAATGTAATAGGACCAGGTGAAGGTTGGAATGAACAAGACAGCGGAAATCCAACCGGTATGACATATATGATAGTAAATACAAGTGATGAAGCTTTACTAGTATATCCTGAAACTAGTCAACAAATATTGCCTTTATCAGCAAATGTGCCAGTAGTTATTCCAGGATACAATAAATGTGAATTTTTATTATCTGGATCAGGTGATCATGGTTCATGGTGGCCATTCTTTACTAGTGGTTCAACATCTAATGCTGTTTAACTAATTAAATACATATTTATATAAAAGGAGTTACATATGACTTGGAGAAGTAAAAGTAAGTTGCGAGCAAATGCAATTAAACATGGTTATAGATCAGGATTTGAACATAAGGTATCAGACCAGTTAAAAGAAAATAAAGTTAAGTTTGAATATGAAACTACAGTAATACCATATATCAAACCAGAAACTAAACATACTTATACAATTGATTTCACATTACCTAATGGTATATTAGTTGAAACAAAAGGTAGGTGGGTTATAGAAGATAGAAAGAAACATCTATTGATAAAGAAACAACATCCAGAACTAGATATTAGAATGGTATTCATGTCAGGTAAGACAAAAATAAGAAAAGGTTCAAAAACTACTTATGGAATGTTTTGTGATAAACATGATATCTTATGGTCAGAAAAGACTATTCCGGAAAGTTGGCTAAAAGAGAAAAAAAGCTCGTAAAAAATTTGACCTTACGAGAAATAATCGATATATTAAGTATATATAACTTTTATGATAGTTAATCTTGAATAAAACATTATTATTGTAAATAGTAATGCTAATATAAACTGAATGAGTAAATTTTCCTTAATCACACTTTTAGAATCTGTTTTAAATAAAGGTAAAACTACATCTAATGATAACATTGCATTTAATTGTCCTTTTTGTCATCATCATAAAAAGAAACTGGAAATTGATATAGTTACTCAACGTTGGCATTGTTGGACATGTAATGTAGCAGGCCGTAAGTTGGTTATATTATTTAGAAAATTAAATATTCAACGTGAAAAGATTTCAAAATTAATACAACTAGTAGATGAGGTAGAATATAAGCCAAGTAAAACTTCAACTGATACTCCAGTATTACATTTACCAGAAGGATATAGACCATTATGGGAATTAGATAGTACATCCCCAGAATATAGAAATGCAATTTATTATTTGAAAGGAAGAGGTATTAATATTTACGATATTCTAAAATATAGGATTGGTTATTGTAGAAAAGGATTATATTCAGGAAAAATTATTATTCCAAGTTATGATGAAAATTTAAGTTTAAATTATTTTGTAGCAAGAGCCTATTATGAAGAAGATAAATGGAAACATAAAAATCCACCAACTTCAAAAGATATAGTAGGATTTGAATTACATATAAATTGGAATATGCCAATTGTATTAGTTGAAGGAGCATTTGATGCAATTGCAATAAAAAGAAATACAATTCCATTATTTGGAAAAACAATATCAAATACATTAAAAATGAGAATTGTAGAAAAAGGAGTAAAACAAATATACATATGTTTAGATCAAGATGCCAAAAAACAAGCATTAGAAACTGCTGAGTATTTTATGGCAAATGG